GGCATTGTTCAGCGCAACGCTGCTCTGGACGCCCGTGCAGGCGGCACCCGCGTGCGCGTTCCGTTCCATGACCCCATCGCACCAACCGAGGAGCAAATCCTCTCGAACGCGACCTGGGGCACCTCTGGCGCTGGTTATCTGACCCCTCAGGGCACCAGTGCAGACGAGCAGATCATGACCCTGCTGCACCGTGGTTTCAGCTATGCCGCTGACGACCTCAGCAAGCTGGGCTCTGGCACGGACCCCCTGGCCCATGTGCGCAACCAGCTGACCGCAGCAATCAACAAGCTGAAGACCGCAACCCTGAAGTCTCAGCTGCTGGGTCTGTTTGGCGGCATCACCGGCAACGGTGTTCTCGGCCCCAACCAGTTCGACGGTTCTGTCGCTGGTGCAACCCCCACCGAGTCCAACTACATCTCCGTCGGCAACGTTCTTGAAGCCAAGAACAAGCTGGGCGAGCGTGGCGAAGAGATCGACACGATCGCAATGCACTCCGCTGTTGCTTACTACCTGCAACAGATCGGAATGCTGACCTTCAGCACCTCTGCACTGTCTGCTTCTGGCGCAGTGACCTGGGGCGCAGGTGGTGTCGGTGTGTCCGCACCAGAAGTGGCCACCTTCGCGGGGCTTCGGGTCGTTATTGACGACCAGCTGACCTATCTGACCGGCGGTACCGCTACCCACCGCGTCAAGTACCCGGTGTACATGTTCAAGTCGGGCGTTGTGTCCGAGGGCATCCAACAGGATCTGCGTCTGGCTGCAGACCGCAACATCCTGTCGATGCAGGACGTGCTTGCCGTCGACTACCACTACGGCTACCACATCACTGGAACGAAGTGGGCCGCTGCAGGTGACAACCCCACCAACGCAGCAACCAGCGGCAACCTGGCTAACACCAGCAGCTGGAACCTCGTGTTCTCGACCACCAAGATGATCCCCGTGGTTCGTCTTCTGGTTAACACCCCATTCGACACCACCGCTTATTCCTGATAAGCTCAGTTTCGATCGTGGCGCAGGCCCCTTTACGGGGCCTTTTTTCTTGGTCACATAAGACCAAGACGCATCTGCTCCTGACGGTCAAACACTTCTTCAGTGCGAGCCACCATCTTGTAGGAACGCAGCACCAGCTGATTAACGATGGTGTACGACATTTTCATCTCAGTAGCAATTTCGGGCACAGTCTTACCCGCTTCGCGCATCTTTTGAACTTGTTTGACAACCTCAGAAAACTTACGAGGCTTATCAGCCGCTGGAGCGCTGACCTTCTGCACCTTTACGCTGGATGCAGTGGACTCGGTTTTGCGAACAGGCATGGACACAATAAGACTCTTCATTATCAAGGATAATCGAAGAAGCTTTTTAGACGTTCAAAGGGAACATTTAGGTGATACACAAGCCCAGATCGAGCTTTCAGGCGGCTTTGTGTACCACGCGAGCATTTTGCCAAAACCCCGTAAGCGCACCAAAGCTAGACTCAGGAAAAGGGTTTATTAAGCCGTGGCCGCAACAATCGACGCCACTCTTCAAGGAGCATCGTCTAACAGCTTTGTGACGCTGGCGGAAGCTGACGCTTACTTTGAAACGACCCCAGACGAATCGACGTGGACAGATAAGACCGACGATCAAAAGAACCGCTCAATTATTTCTGCAACCCGTTACATCGACGGCTTCGAATTTTACGGCAAGCGTTGTACAACAACTCAAGCTTTGAAATGGCCCCGCAAAGAGTACAAAGTTGACGGCGTAGACATCGACTGCACATTTATCCCAGACGAGGTCAAGATTGCGACCTTCGAGCTGGCACGCGCTCTAGCTAACAACCCCAATGCCTTAGTCGACACCAAGGGAACTGACGGCACCTACGAAGAGGTCAAACTGGGCGACCTCGAAGTGAAATACAGCACCAAAACCCAAACACCCGGTCTGGTAGACAACATGCTGGACATCTATCCTTGGCTGGCGTCAATCTTGGGCCCATATCTCCGCTCTGGCGCGACCAACTATGCCGTGACCCTACTCCGAGGTTGATATGGCAAAAATTGACGACGTTTTTGGTTCAATCCCACCAGCGATTTTGGCCGACTGGGGTCAAAACGTGACCTACATCAAAGCCGGACTACCGGCGACGTACAACCCAACCACTGGGGCGGTCACAACATCTGAATCGACAGTCACGGTTAAAGCCGTGATTACTAGCGTCGATCCAAGTGAGTACGAGGGCTTGTACCAGACAACCGACTTAAAAATTTTGTTTGGCGCTGGTGAGCTGGGTGATTATTACCCCAGTCAGGCTGACCGTATCCAGTATCCGCAAGCTGGGGTGACCCGCGAAGCCAAGATCATCAGTGTCGAGACTAAGCGCGGCGACAAGGCAATTTTCCACACCGTAATCGCGAGGCCCCAGTAATGGCAAGGCGATCAATCAAATTTTTAGTCAACGACGTCAAAGCGGCAACAATCGAGGCCGCTAGAAACGCTTCAGTTGACATCATGAATTCCTTGGCACAGGAAGGTCCAGCTTGGACTGGCCGTTATTCAAGTGCTTGGTATGCTTTAGCCGCAGGCGACTCTCCAGGGGGTGCTAGATCAAGCGAAAAAATCTATAAATATGACCTACGTAACGTACCAAAATCTCGGTTTAAAGAAGGCCAGATGTACGTCATTGTGAACGGTATGCCTTATGCAGATCAAGCACAAGATTTAGCACCATTTGATCCCGCAGATCCTATTAAACAGCGTCCAATTAAACCGGTTGAATTTGGCAAACGTCCTGAAGGTGGGCGTCGCGGTGATTTAAACCCAGGCAAAGGCAATCGGAGAACAGCACCACTCGACTGGTATTTGACTTACATAAACGGCGGAGCACTTAAAAGAGACTTAGCCGAAGGCGCAAAAAGAGGATTTGGTACGTTTAAACCTAAAGGATTTGGGCAATGAACTACCAAGCCATTCGTGCTGCCGTTGAGAACCCGTTGTTGACGGCGTTCAACGATCTATCTCCAGCAGTACCCGTTTACTTTGACAACATCACGGCGGTTCCACCTAACACGACAACCGAATACGTCCGAGTGAACGTAACTTTCGGTATAACCAACGAACCAACGCTGACCGGCAGCGTGGATTATGCCCGTGGAGCGGTAATCATCCGTGTTTTCACAGAAAAAGGTCAAGGCCCTGCTCGCAATCAAACACTAATTACAACAGCAGCAAATGTACTTGAGACATTGAACGAAACTGCAAAAACGAACACTGGAGTGTTCTTTCGTTTAGATCAACTTGAGGGGCCAACATTTTCAGCTAACGAAACATCGCCCCACTTCATGGGGCGCATTGAAGCAGGCTACAAAGCCACAGTAATGAGTTAATAAGAACAGCTATCCTGTAAGAAGCCGGGCAGTGCCCGCAGAAAACCTCATTCTCCGGTACTTCAATGGCCGCCACCGTTCTGTCCGGCACCTCAGGTGCCCTGTATTACAAACCTGCTGGCACTTTGGGCCAGTTTGCAGAGTCCGACGTGGACGTTTCGGGTGACACCGTCACCGTTGCTCCCTACCTGAACTTTAAAGCAGGTGATCCTGTTGTCTTCAGTGTTGTCAACACGACCACTGGTGGAACAGGATCCGGAACTCTTCCCGCTGGAATCACCGCTGGTACGACGTACTACGTGATTTCCTACACCAATACCACAGGTGTAATGCAGGTGTCCGCTACTTCTGGCGGTTCAACCATCACCATCACGGACGACGGTACGGCAGTTGCTCCGAACAAGTTCCAAGTCGAGTATGCAAGTTTTGCATCAGTGGCTCAAGTTCGTGAGTGGAGCTTCGAGATCACCCGCGACGAAATCGACGTCACCACTATTGGCAACACCCCTGGTCAATACGTCCCGTTCAAAACCTTTATTGCAGGTTTCGCCGACGGTTCCGGCAGCGCGACTGTGTACTTCACCGACACCGACGACGCCCTGGGCAACCGGATGATCGAGGACGCGCTTCAGCGCATCCAGACCGGTTGTAAGTTCAAGCTTTACACCGACCAGGTGTTTAGCAGCGGCAGCCTGAACGACACCTTGAGCCGTTCCATCGAGTTCGAGGCAAACCTGACTTCTGCAAGCCTGTCGATTAACCCCGACGACGCCCAAGCAGTAGAAATCAACTTCCGCCCAACCACTACCCCAACTTTCGACTTCGCCAAATCTTGATAAACTGAATTTGGAAGGGGTAAAGGCTCCGGTTAACCGCCGGGGTCTTTTTTATTACTTCGGCGCTACAGTAATCGCATACACCCCAACTAAAGATGCCCGCTTCCAGCTTGCGTGCAATTGATCGTCTTCGCAAGGCAGCCAATCTCGAACCAATCAAAAAAGAAGTCGAGCTGAGCGATGGCACGACTTTTGTTTTGTACCACACGCCAATGGTGATGGCTGAACGCGAACGCGCCCAACGCAACGCCAAATCTGACGACGCCAACGCATTCGCCTTGCAGTTGTTGATCGCCAAAGCACTCGACGAAAACGGTCAAAAACTGTTCAGCGCCGGCGAAGTCGACGTCCTGAAGAACGAAGTCAAGGACAGAGACCTTCAGGCTTTGATGCTCGCAATCCTCAGCGAAGACGATGCTGCGGATATGGACCCAAAATCCTGAGCGCAGAACTTCGCAAAGACAACTGGCTCATGCTGCAGTTTGGCGTTGCCAAAGAACTGGGCATGAGTTTGTCGCAGGTTCGCGCCACCATGACCCCCGAAGAATTGCTCGGCTGGAGCGCTTACTTCAAGGTGCTCAACGACGAGCAGCAGAAAGAACTCGATAAGGCAAGACGCCGCCGCTAAACTTCTAATACCGCCTAGGTTTTAGCTGTGGCAGCTTTTGATGCAAATATACGTTTACTGGTCGAGGCAAAGGATGCCCTGCGTGAAATTAAAAAACTTGAGAACCGGTTAGCTTCACTAGAAGCAACAGCCACAGGTAAACGCACGGCTGCACAGGTTAGAAACCTAATAAGAACAGAAGAAGCCGGGGTACAAACTGCTCAACGACGTTTAGAAAAAGAAATAGCACTTGCGTCAGCGACCCAATTATATGCACGAAGAAAACAGCAGTTAGAGCGTGCCGGTGGCGCAACTAATAAAGAATTAAGAGCCCAAGTAGCTGCTGTACAAAAATTAGTTGATTTAAGCGGAGACAATGTCGGAGTTATGCAACGTTCTGCCACGTTAATAGGCAGAATTTTAGAACGTCAAAGAGAGCTAAATAGAGCGCAACGGGAACAAGACGCACGCGCTTCGCGTATCACTACTGAATACAGACAGCGTATTGAGCGGCTTAGGGCCATAGGTATTGAGAATAGTAAGCTAAATAAAATTTTAGAATCACGTAAAGCACTAATTGACGCCAATAGTCGTCGTCAAACTGATGCAGCCAAGGCCGAGGAAGAACGTCTCAAGCGTCTACTGGCGTCACAAGAACGTTTAAACAAGGAAGTGTTAAAGCCTACAAGGCAGCTCGCTAGTCCCATTGGCGGAACCAAAAACATTCCAGGTAGTCCCGCTTTTTTAGCTGAAGCAGATCGACTACGTGACATTGAGTCCAATTTATTTGAAAAAGCAGCGGCAGCCCAAATAAAAGCCCGCAAGAAAGTTGCGGATTTAGAAAAGCAATACACAAGAGAGAATCGTCAACGTGCGTTCGACGCGCTTCAAGAAGAATTTAACGCCAAGATGGCGGCACTTAAAAAAGTAGATGACATTAAAAAGCAACAATTTGACGCAGAAATTGAGGCGTTTGATAAGGCGCTCGCCGCAAGAGAACAAATCAATAAAGCCGCGTCCGAAGGTATACAGACTCGCAAAGACGTTGAAGATAAGATAGCCCGCATACAGAGAGATTATCAACAAGAACTAGGCGAAATTAAATCTCGACAAAGACTGGAAGACCTTAAAGAACGTCAAAAAATTGAAGATAAAATTTTTAGCGACAAGATTCGCAAAGCGGAACAAGAAGGGAGAGAATTTGATAAAGAGCTTAAAAGGCGCAGCAAAGCACGTGAACAAGCTAGTCAAGAAAGAGCCCGTCGCAGAAGACAGTTCGGAGAAGACCTTGCTCTGGGCGCTGGTTTTCCCCTACTTACCGGTGCCGGACCTGGTGGTGTGCTAGGTGGTGTTGCCGGTGCAATTGCAGGTGGTGGTGGAGGTGGATTTGGCCTGCAAATCTTATTCAGTGCTCTAGGCAGTTTGGTCGATCAGGCGGTAGGGTCTATCGTCCGAAAGGCCGCCGAATTAGGCACTGCATTAAACCCACTAACGCTAAATATCGATGCTCTAGTTAGGGCATCTGGTAAGGCCAGCACAGCTGTTGGTAAGTTACTTAATTCTCTAAAAGGACAAATCAGTGATAGTCGTCTTGCTCAACTGGCAGCGGAACAACTAGCCGTAACCATTGGTGATAACGGGGTTGCGGCCCTCCGTGAATTCGGAGAAGCATCTAATGACCTGGGTCGAGAACTGTCCAAGGCTTTTAGTGCAATCGCAGCTTCTATCGCCCCGTTACTTACGGCTTCGATCAGACCGCTGGGAGAATTTGCAGAAAGACGCCGACTTGTGAGCAGAGCTGCAGAGTTTGCAGCAGAAGATCCTGAAATCGCCAAGCTGGAGCGGCAACGTCGTGCCACAGCAGGTGCTAGCAGTATTGATCAAGAAAAAATTGAAGCTAAACTAATCGAACTTGTAAAACAGAGAGAACTTGTTGAGCAGAGGCTTGCTGACGCAAGACTTTCTGGCATAAGCAACAAAACACAAGAAATTGCATTAGTTGAACTAGAAAACAGCCTTAAAGCTACAAGTCGTGACCTAACAGATGACTCAGTAGCTGCCCTTGAGGAAAGAATACTGCGCCAACAAAGCTCTAATGAAGCTTACAAAATAGGCGTTAGCTTTGCAAACGACGAAATCACGCTCGCCGAATACATTAACCAATTAAGGTTAAATAGACTCCGACTGGACGGTAGGCTCTTAGATCTTGCCAACCAAATTAACAAAGCGGAACAACAGAAGGAAGAACGCGAAAGACGCGAAGCAGAACGCGCAGAACAAAAGGCAAAGCGCAAGCAAAAAGAAATTGAACGGGCCCTTAGAGCTACGGAAGTATTAAAAATAGAAGCCAACCTTGCCGAAACGATCTTAGGCATCGATAAAGAAATACTTACAGCCAAAACATCCAATAACAAAAAGGAGCTTCAAGCACTACAGCTAAGCAAGGAGTTCGCGCAGTTAGACGCAACCCGAGCAAAAATCAACAACGAGGACATTTCAAATCAAGACAAGCGCCTAAAAATCCGCATAGCGGAGGCTACTGCCCAAGGCAGAATTAACGAAATAAACGCAGCCTTTGCAGACGAAGAGCGTAAGCAAAACGAGGAAAAAGCAAAAGCTCTAATTGCCGTGGAGCGTAGCCTCAACAATCAAATAAATCTAATCGACGCCAAAATGAATGGCAACAAAGAAGAGTTAGAAATCATACAAGAAGTAAATAGTTTGACTGAGGGTATTAAAAACATCTCTGTAGAAGAAGCTGAAGCCATCGAGCGTCAAGTTCGAGCACTTCGTGAACGCCTAAAACTTGAAGAAGCTTTTGACATTGAGCAGCAAACACGTTTTGCTGGAGCGGGTCTGCAAGCCGGTTTTATTGGCCAAGCTGGTCGAGCCTTTGAGCAAAAACTTATCAGCGGTGGCACCAGACAGGAAGCAGCAAATATTGCACAGCTGACTCAGCAAATGGAGCTTGCACAGCTGCAGGCAACTGCCCTTCAAGATGCTGTGCTCGGGATTGGTAATGCCTTTGCTACCGCAATGACTACAGGTGTTTCCGAACTTATTGCTGGCACAAAGAGTGCTGAAGAAGTGTTTGCCGACTTCCTCAAGAGTGTCGGTGATGCGCTGGTTAGTGCAGCAGCTCGAATGATTGCAACCTACATCGCGATTGGCATCGCCAAAGCATTTGCCGGTTTGAGTGGTGGCGGAAACCCCAATCCCGACGGTTTGCAGCTTGATGAAATCGGCAAGTACATGAGCCAGCGAGCCACCGGCGGACCCGTGGAACGCAATCGCGCTTACATGGTCGGCGAGCAAGGCCCCGAACTCTTTACCCCAAATCAAGCAGGTCGGATCAGCTCGGCCAACGAAACCCGATCATTGCTGGGACGATCACCAGTCGGCGGCGCACCAGCGATGAACTTCACTTTCGAAACCACAAACATCGGTGGCCAAGAGTACGTGAGCCGCGAGCAACTAGAAGCTGCGATGGCCGTTACCCGCAAGCAGGCCGCAAACGACGGTGCTAGTAAGGGTATGAGCATGACTTTAGATAAAATGCAGCATAGCCCTGCAACACGTCGCCGGGTGGGTATCGGCTAATGGCAAGAACTTTCCCGTCGTTAAAACCTTCCTCGCGGAAGTTCACAATGGGTGAACTCCCCACCAAAACTTACCGTTCCATGGCTGGTACGGTATTACGCCGAGCCTACGGAAATAAAAAAGTAAACTACACTTTAGATCTTGAATTTAAAAATATCGGGGACGACGACGAAGTTCTTCAATACAGCGGCTGGGTTACGTACATTTTGGCTCATTACGCCGACACCAACGGTA